CCTCGCGCGCGCCAACCTCGCAGGCGCCTGCCTCGCGGACGCCTGCCTCGCGGACGCCTGCCTCTGGGGCACCTCCGGTAACATGGTGGAAGTCCGGTCGATGCAGGTGGATCTGTGGGCTGTCACGTGGACAACCTCGTTTGACGGCGAGGTGATCGTCCAGATCGGATGCCAAAGGCATCCGCTGCGCCTATGGGAAAAATCCGACCCCCGCTGGATAGCAGCGATGGATGACCGCGCGACCGAGTGGTGGGCGAAATGGCGCGAGCCGCTGTTGGCTATCGTTAAGGCTAACCCGGCAGTTCCGTTCGGACAGGCCGTCCGGCCGAAAGAGCGCGGCGAGACGCCCGAGGAGGTTGGGCAATGAACGACCGCAACGAGCTGGCGCTGGCGCGCGCCGCCCTCAACCAAGAAAACTCCAATGACAACTCATGCCCCAAGGGTTATGAATCCCTTGCCTCTGTTCTTTCAGACGCATTGCTTCATGCCGCAGAGGGTAAGGGAAACATTCGTCACGGAAACAACAAGGCGTTCCTGGATCAGCCAATGCTTGAGATCACTCGTATGGTTGGACTTGGATTTGTGCTCGGGCAGGCCATGAAGAAGGCGCAAGAATCTCGCGGCATGGTGAGGCGCAAGGAGTTCGATGCCGCGAGGAACGAACTACTCGGAGCAATCAACTATCTTGCCGGCGCAGTGCTGGTTATCGACGAATGGAAGGAAGAACGGTAATGACTTATCCTGATGACAATTACAGTGTTGCTGGCGCAGAACTCCGGCAGTTCATTGAACGGTATGAGCAACTGGACGTTGAAAAGAAAGACATTTCCGAACAACAGAAGGAATTGATGATGGAGGCGAAGGGACGTGGCTTCGATACCAAAGTCATGCGCGCCATCATCACGCTTCGCAAGAAGGACAAAGACGATCTTGCAGAGTTTGAGGCCATCAAGGAAATGTATTTGGCGGCGCTCGGTGATGTCTGATGCGTGATTTTGTGCATCGCCTGTCTGTATGGCTCATGGAAAGCATTGGCTTGAGACCAATGCCAGGAATCCTGATCCTCTGCATTGACGAAACGGATGCCTATGTTGTGGCAAAGTCGATAGGAGCAACCGTAACCAACGATCCCGACCGCATGATGGATTGTATTTACGATGGTGTTCATGTAGCGATGCCAATGAACATTTCACCAAACTTCAATCTGCCATTCGATGTTAACGTCACGGTGTCGATGCAGATGTTCGCCAATGAGAATCGGCAACTTAAACCCCGTTACATCAACTGAGGTAAACCATGCTGGCTGGTGAACTTAAGGCGGCAATCCGTTCCATGAAGGGGGCGCCGGAAATCGCCGTGTATATCGACGGAGAGGAAACCTGGATCAAGGTTCAGAAAGCATCTATCCTTGAAGCTCTGAGCGAGAGTTTCAAGAGAAAGAACGATGAGACGGGTATGAATGCCGACATTCACACTTGTCGAATCACTTTTGATGAGAAAGTAGAGGATGAGGACGAGGATCTTCTAGGATGACCGAACTGGAAATCTTGCGTCACCACATTGATTCTCATCCCGGTTGGACAGTGAATATCGTCAAGAACCACGAGGGATTTTACTACATCCTCAGCAGTAAACCGTACGGAAGGATTCTCGAATCATGGGCGTTGACACTGGAAGACGCTATCAGGGAAGCGTTCAGTATGGATCCGGTGGAGGACTTGTTGAGCTGATCGAGGATTTTCTCCGAAGCAAAGGAGGCTCAATCGTCATAAGAGTCCACGGAGAAAATATTAGCCTTCACCACGATAACTATCGCTTGCAAAGTTTTCGCTCGTGTAGTCAATTCACGTTAAGAGAGACTTTGCACGAACTGCTTCAGGAACCACCAAATGAAGATGAAATCGAATGGCTGACGAGTTGAGTGAAGAAGAGCGGGAGGCAATCGAGGCTTATAATGGTCCGATACAGAAGATTTCTCGCGGTAGAAGTGGAGTTCCCCTTGAAAGTGTGGCCTGGCTTGAGGGAAACAAGTCGCATTTCCGCAAGTACAACCGGATTCAGAAGTTTGTCATCAGCAAGGAGCGAGACGACACGATCAGGGAAATGGTGAAGAACCACAGTACTATTTCAGAGATGTCGCGCGTCACAGGTCTCCCGAGGAAATCGGTGAAAGCCAGGATCGAGAGGATGAAACTTGACTATTGATGTTCATATCGCAGCAGACTCGGTTCACCCGAAAAGCGATTCTCCGCGTCTGACCACGATGCTGCTGAAATATCCCCGGATGGTGCATTCAGAGATGATGACCCACCGAGTATTCAGTCGCAATGCATCGTCGTCTCGTGCGATCCCGGTTCGGAAGATGACTGATACCGTACGATATGAGATCGCGTACCCAGTGGAATGGGGAAAAAACCAACCGGGGATGCAGGCGCACGAGTTACTGGAAGATTCAAAAGAGCAACAAGCGCGCGAGACATGGCGGCTGGCTGCTTTTAGTGTTCTGACCTGCGCTGAAACAATGATCGACCTCGGAGTTCACAAGCAGATCGTGAACCGGATGCTCGAACCGTTCAGCCACATCTCCGTCATCGTGACCGCAACGGACTGGCAGAACTTCTTCGACTTGCGTTGCCACTCTGATGCCGATCCGACTATCCGTGCGCTCGCTGATGCGATGCGTGAAGCATACGAGACATCTAAGCCGGTTGAGACGATGTTCCACGTTCCGTTGGTGCCTGAGTTTAACAAAGAGAAACCTCTTCGGCCCTACATGATGATGAGTGCAGCTCGCGCAGCTCGTGTAAGCTATCTGAATCACGATAAGACTCAGCCTGACAAGGAGCGTGACCTGGAGTTAGCAACACGCCTCCGAGACGGGCGTCATATGTCTCCCTTCGAGCACCAAGCCATCGCTGTCAGGACCACCGACCGACGACTGACTCGCAACTTCAGCAGTGGATGGGTCCAACACCGTGCCATGGTGGAAGCGGAATGAACGAACACACATTCGCTTCAGCGATCACCGAATCTTACCGAATCCACAAGCGGAAGCCCGCAGACTATTACCCTACTCCCCCTGACGTGACTCACGCCCTGATGCGACACCTGAACCTCCCTCGGTCCACGGTAATCTGGGAGCCGGCTTGCGGAGACGGCTCCATGTCGAAGGTGCTTGAGCAATATGTAGACTCCGTCACCTCTACTGATTTACGTAGGGATTCAGGCTACGGGAGAGAGGAAACTGATTTTCTCAACCCTGACGTATCGTTCGAGTGTGACTGGATTATCACGAATCCTCCGTTCAGCCATGCCGCAGAGTTCATCGAGAAGTCGTTGCAGATCACTCCGAACGTAGCCATGTTGCTGAAGGCTACCTTCTGGCACGCCAGAAAACGCCTCAGTTTATTCCAGCAAACCCTTCCATCTGCAATACTTCCTCTGACGTGGCGACCGTCCTTCTTGGAGAAGGAGCGAGGTAGCAGCCCACTGATGGATGTGATGTGGGTTGTGTGGAGTCAGGATGTCGCATCTATAGGGTATTGCCCTCTCCCCAGACCTGCTCGTATGGGCGAAGAAACGCCTACTCCAACTCTTGATGACCTGCTGAGGTAAGAGGCCCAATAGACTCGTTTAAGGTGAGTTTACAGGGCAACGCGAGAACGACTTATGCCGCAATCACGGCAGGCGAAGACGGAGCCCGCGGGCGTCCTGTGGACAAGCACCGTCCAGCTGTGCCACCACAGCCCGCACCACCACTGGCGCAGGCGGGTCATGCACCTGCCTCCCGCAGTGCCTCCGCAAGCCGGTCGCGTCCGAGCGCAGCGTCCAGTTTCTCTTGGATCTTCGCCCTCGCCATCGCCTCAAGTTGCTCCTGCGACGGAGCGAGCCGCTTGATCGCGTCGGGGACGCTACCCTTGACGTAATCGACCACCACGGCAATCGCCTTGTCGTGCGTCGCCACGGCTGGGTGCAGTTGCAGCGTGTCGAAGGCGAAGTTGACGCCGGTCAGCAGCGCCCGATGAAGGGCGTCCCGATGCTTCTGCTCCACGTCCAGCCGCCATTTCGCGGGGAGATTGCGCAGGAAGAACCCGGCGATGCCGAGGATGACGAAGCCGAGATAGTCGGCGATCACCGGGGTGAGGATGGCTTGGATGGTGTCGATCATGGAGATGCCCTCAATAGGTTCCAAGGAAGGTGTCGGGCGCGCGCGTCTCCCACCATCCGGCGTGCGCGGCGTTGAAGGCCGTCACCGCGTCCCAGCGCGGCGACCTGTCGTCCATGTGCTCCAGCATTCCCCAATACCCGTGGAGGGTGTGCCGGAACATGGCGACGAACAGGCAGTGCTCGTGACCGCCGGCCGCGCGCCAGATTTCCAGCAGCCTGCGGTAGAGGGCACCCATGCGGGGATCGCGGTGCATCTTTGCGTAGAGCGCGGCCACCCGGTCATTGGCGGGCAGGACGTGGGTGCCGCCCTCATACATGACCATCCGCAACCCAGCCTTGTCGGACTCGGCCTTGTGATAGGCGAAGGTCGCGGCCAGCCCTTCCACCTCGCGCCCGAGAGCGTCGAAGGCGCGGTTCATGGCCTCGGTCTCGCCGAGATCCAGCCATGCGGTCGCGTCGAGGCCGTAGCCGAAGTAGCCGGTGACGGCGTAGCAGTCGTGATATCGGGCCGGATGGTCGGTGCCCTGCTTGTCATACAGGATCGCCTGTTCCAACCCGCGCCAGCCGGTGTGCATGGTCAGGACCATCTCCAGCCGCTCGGGCGCGTCCGCGAACACCTCGCGGTATATCCGGGCCATGTTGGTCGAGCGCAGCGCGTAGTAGCGCACCCATGCCTCGGCGTCGTTCGGCCAGAGCTTCTTGCCCTCACCATCGGCCCAGCGCGCCTGCGCGAAGATGAAGTTCCAGACCTCGTTGGAATACTCCACGAACGCCTTCAGGCGCTTGTCGAGCCTGGCCTTCACCAGTTCTGCATGACGGCGGATGTAGTCGTCATCTGCGAGATGTGGGATGTTGAACCACGGGTCCGCGCCGACGCGGTTCGCGGCCTCGATCTGCACTTCCAGTGGGACGCCGTTCTCGTCGCCCCAGGTGTAGCTGTCGGGGGTAGCGCGATCGGCCCAGCGGGCGACGGTGGAGTTGTTGGTCCGCGCCCAATCCATGAAGCGCAGCACCCGCATGTCCCGCATGACTGCGATCCATTCAGGGTTCAGGACTTCTCCGGTGTCGAACAGTGCGACGTGCCGCTCGTGGACGATACTTTCGATGCGGATCGGGTCGGCCGGGTCGATCTCGCGGATGTCGATCATCACGCTACCCGAGCCTCGGGGCGTGTAGTCGAACCACGCCTCGCCGTTGCCGTAGGTCACGTTCGGCATGGCGATACTCGGCCGGCCGGCGCCGGTCCAGCGGAGCCGGTAGCGGCCGGCCGCCGAGGTCATCGCGGCCGGGAGTTCGGTCAGCACGATCAGGGTGACGTGCGTGGCGCCCTCCGGCATCCGCAGTAGGTGGCCGTCCGGCCCGGAGGCAGCCTTGACGGCGGCCGCGCCGATACCACCCCAGCCGCTGCCGGGGCGGTGCGCGGTCCACGGGCGGGCGGTCTTGGCGATGTTCAGGAACGGCCATTGCGTTGACCAGTCCTGAATGCCGCCGAGGCCGACGCCGACAGAGGGGTTGGTCAGCTCGTCGCCGGGGTCTACCGGAGGGTCCGGTTCCTCGGGATCCTCGGGATCCTCGGGATCCTCGGGGACTTCGTTTTCCAGTTCCGTAACGCGACGATTCAGTTCAGAGATCGCATCTTCTAGGTTTTCAAAGCGTATCCCAAGTTCACGCAGGAATCCGTTGGAATGGCTTCGTAGTTTAGGGTCTATTGCCAAGGATTCAGCCTCCGAAGACCAGTATGAAAAGAATCAGGACGCCCGCTCCGATAGCGATCCACGCAAGAGTTGCATCAGCGTGAATTTCACTAGGAGACGGAAGTTTTACGGGTTCGACCTTGGAAGAAGTCGCTTCCATAGCCATCTGAACAGCATGACCAACGACTCCAGGTTCGCTGGCCCATTCCTTTTTCGGATCGACTCCGGTGACACGGATCGTCCACCCGCGACCGTTAACCGGGAATCCCGTCTTGGGATTTGTAAGGGACCGGAGAAAAGCCATCCGTGCGGCACAGTAGTCGCGGATCAATTTGACGGTTCCGCCAGAGTAAGCGTTCACTGCGGCCAGAGTCTTCGGGCCAATTTTTCCATCAGCCGCGACACCGACAACTTGCTGGAGCGTTCTTACGGCGCGCGAAGGACCGGAGTTAACGCCGAAGTCAAAGGCTGCGTAATCGAGGCCCACCGGAAGCACGTCACCGCCGCTTTGTCCCCAATAACTCTTGCGGTAAATTTCTTCGGCCTCGGCAAGAGTCAGCGCCTTGACCTGAGCTGCCGTTACTGAAGCCACTCCGCGATGACGGGCGAGAGTCGTGTGGGTGATTCCGTATTTTGTCGGCCCGCCACGGTCGCTACTGGCATTCACGTAGCCTCCTTCGTGACCAAACATCAAGGTCAGGGCTGTCGGAAGAGTCTCCCGCATGATGAAGTGTCTCCGTGAAGATCAAACCACATTTAACGTGATTCTGTGTTCATTGAAAGATACAAATCCATCGCGCTCCGAGGAAACTCCGATAATTACCGAGGTCCTGCCACCGAGGTCTGCAAAGGGAACGGTAAACGATTGACCGGTAAGGCCGGAGTACTGCATGAATTGGGCGCCACCGGACGTGTAAAGTGTCACCCTGGTAGTCTGACCACTTTCGGGAGACGAGTTTCCATCGTTCCAGCGCATGATCTGTTCCGACTCAGTGATACGGTTGCGATTCTCCCATGTTACCGGAATATCGGTCGCGGGGGCGATCGTCGCTGTAGCAAACGCAACATCGTTGACTTTGACATTGGCGGGTCGCAAGGGCAAATGCGCGCGGTCGGTGATAGTCAAATTCAAGTTCACCGAATCGGGCTTCGATGAGTCGAAGATACTGAAAGTGCGCATTGGATCAATTCTGTAAGCGACGTTCTCCCCGGAAGCCCTCTCGTGGGGCTCGGCAATGTTGTTTTCCAGGGGGTTGTAGAAATACAGACGAGTGCCAGCAGGCCATACCTTCGGAGTTGTATCCAGGACACCGCGGAGCAGAGTGATGGTTCTGGTGCTTGAATTGGCGACTTCTACAACAGCCAATTCTCCGGTTGGCCCGAGATTGTCGATAATCACCAAGTCGCCAACTTGAGGGAACGTCGTAACCGACAGTGCCATATTGTTCAACGTGGTCGTGACCTGCCGATTCATGCTAACTGAAGTTGTGTAAATTGGAGGATAATAAAGCGTAGTCAGCAGTTCCGTCTTGATGGAACCATTAGGGAGAGTGAACGGACCATAGACCTCATATTCTCTGTCCCGCGTGGTGTCTCTCCGAGCGACAAATCCTGCGGCCGCAGCGGGATAAGGTATATCGCCTACGCTATTGTAACCAAGAGTCTTGGCCGTTACGTAACCCGGTAGCGTAGCAGCAGCGAAGAGAGGATTGATGCCACTGACACCGGGTTGCCAGAGAGTTGTCACTGGCTTCAGATAGTGGGTAGAAGGGAGAGCGAAGATGTCTTCCTGAAGTTTCAAGGTGATCTTGTCGCTCTGTGAACCGCCGTCAATGATCTCCATGACGCGCATGGGCATATCGGTGATATCCTTGTCGGGCCAGTTAACGCGCACAACGTCTCCGGGGACAGCCTTGCTGAACTCTCGAAACACCTCGGCGTCAAGTGCTGCGAGCGGATAGGAGAGGGATTTCAGTTCCCGTTCAGCCAGTCGGATAGCCAGATCGGGGTTCCGCACCATATAGAAGTTACGGGAGGTGCTGACGACATTGCCATTCTGCGCGATCGCGGCAGAAAGGTTGTGTGCCGTGACGGTCATCTCCCGCTCGTCCTCAGGGTTCGTCCATGTAACGACGACCTCAGATGAGACTTCGCCCCAAAGTTTCCTGCGGAAATGTTGCAGTTTGGCGTTACTCGGATTCAGTTCTCGAAGACTGCTGAGAACGTAATCATCTCGAAGCAACTTGATCGTCAGGAGTCCCGTCTCGGGATCGTCATAAATTGCCGCCTGTATATGGTCGATAATCTCCTGCACCACTTTCTCGATTGTCGTCTGACGAAGCCACGAGAAGGAAATGCCAAAATTTTCTGCGAAGAGAGTACTGGCGGCCGCATTGAAGGATGCTGTGTTGATTGTCGCAGGAGACCTACCCTCCCCCCATGCCTTATTGGTGTAGATTTCATAGAGAACATGTGCCGGATTAGCGGCATACATAGGTTGCCCGTTGACCCGATCCTGAATTTGGATCATCGAGGTGGCGTCATCCAACGTGGTCACAGGTTTTCGCCGAATCCTGAAACGGAACGGCTTAATATAGGGGTTGCTCGACGCGACGTAGAAGCCGCGCGGGTTGTCCATATTCCAGTCTTCATTTCGGAAATTCGAGTGAAAGCCCGTCAGCCACACCGTAGCGATGCCACGGAAGCCGGGAGCAGTATCAGGAGTGCGACCGAGACGAGCTGCGTGGGGACCGAACAGTTTCTGAGAAGCGAGTCCGGTATAATACCACAGGGAGCCCTTGAGACCGCCCTCTTTCTGCGATCCCCCGAAAAGTTTCTCTTGAAAGATGCGTTCTCCTGTAATGCTGCTGATATTCACATCGGAGACAAGTTTATCACCAGCATAGAAGGAGATCAGTTGCGCTTCACCGTAAGAGTGACATAGCCCGATTTGCATCGAGATGTGGTAGAACGGAATCTTGATCTTTCCGCCACCTTTACCCTTGCCTCCGCTACTCCCGCCCATTTATTCGGCCGCCTCTGTACGAATCTTCTTGATGCGATCAACTAGTGCTTGCTCTCCCAAGGCTATAAGAACTTCTTCCTCGATTCCGTTCTTCACGAAATCCCGAAGATCCAGATGATGCTTCTCCGCAAAGTCACGAAGGCCGGCTACACAGAAGCCAGCGTTCTTCGCGTCATCAATAGTGATTTTCATCAGTCTTCCGAACTGGAGGATGCGTCAACTTCTCTTGTCACCGTCTCAATATCACCACTCCAGAGTAGATTCCACTCTGAGAGGATGACTTCACCGAAGACCACTGGAATCGGTTTACCAGCTTCGGCCTTCGGTGACTCCAGATCCTTGAACTCGTCTGGTTTCGGCCCTTTTGGTTTCGGCATGAGTGCGTATGCTGCGATCTGAATGATCGTCAGCAGCAGCATTTTGCCTATCCAGAGAAGCCAAGGCGGCACTTACGTCACCATCCCGTCACCCTCGCTCCCCACTCACGCTGGAGATAGTCGATGCCGCGGGCGCGGGTCTCGGGACCGACCGAGTGCAGGATGAAGTCTGCCGCGAAGCGTTGCGGCACCTTGCAAGTTCCTGCCACATAGTCGTCGCTTCAAGATCAGCGTAGTGCATTCCTTAACCCATGGTCACATGACTCTTGTTCGTATTAACGAAGGCCCTTATAGATAGCAACGATGTTCAGCCTGCTACATCCTAACTGGCGTAATGAGGTCAGCGAGGCTTACGAGTTTCGCACGGAAGTTGCCCTCAGCGAAAACGGAAAGGAAGAACGGGTTGCTCGCAGGTCGCTTCCGCGTCGGACCATCTCGTTCCGCTCCACTCTCTCTAACAAAGATGCGTGGCGTGTCATCGGCTCCATGAGAGACAGTTTCGGTAGCGAAGTCACGTTAGCGGACTACGCTCATCCCGTTGGAAAAGTGGTCAGCACGACCGGGGGCACGATTATCGCACAGTACTGGGAGGATTACTGGGGCGATGTTGTCATTCCCGGTGCTCCAGGTGCCTTCGACTCAGGCTATGATTCCGGCTACGAGGGTTCAACCACCTATGTTGATCTGACTTCTGTGGTTACGATAGGAGTAGCGGTGCAGGTCGGATCGCTTGTTTATCCCGCAATTTCCGGCTTTCCGCGCGACTCCTTCGATCTGACTTACGTTACAAGTGATCTCGCTGAAGTTAATACGGTTGTTCTCACAACCAATTACACCAGAAACTTTCCTGTAGATGTGGATACAGTTCCATCAGGAGAAAAGGTGCTTCATGCGCAACCTAACTGGTCCGGTGGAATTGATTTCTCACATCTGACTCCGGTTGACCTGGTGGATTATCAGGACACGGTTCTGAAGCGTTATCGTAAGTACGCGCTAGAAAGACACTTTCGTTCCTACAATTTCAACCTGTCGCGCCGAGATGCTCTACAGCTAACCAACCTGTTTTATCGGGTGAGAGGGATGCAAGGAGAGTTCTACATGCCAACTTGGACGGAAGACTTCATTGCATATACTGGAGTCTCGCTTTCCTCTCCAGTGCTCGTGGCAGATTCCACTATTCAAGGAATCCTTGAGGACTGGGAAGACGCGGCAGTCACCTTCATCCTGAAGAACGGAGAAATCTTCACTCGGAAGATTGCGGCAGTTGATCCTTATATTGAAGGTTCAGACGCATTCAATTCCGGTTACGACGAAGGATTTGACGCTCAGATTCCCGGAACGGAAAGAGTTGCGATAACCCTGACAAGCGGTCTTGGTCGTAATATCGCGCGCCGAGAGATTGCAATGGTGTCTTTCACTCCCCTGAGTCGCTTTGCATCCGACACTCTTTCGGTGAACTGGGTCCATCATAACTTGGCATCAATAAAGATCAACGTGCAAAGCGTGGATAAATCCTGATGGCATATTGGGACACTGAGTCGGATCCGATTGCGGGTAATCCCATCTACCTCTACAGGTTCTTCGGAGACACGCTGGGAGATTATCTTTTCACGACTTCTCTCTTTCCGATAACGCTTTCTGGCGATGTCTACGCACCGTGGCCGGTGCGACACGATCCTGTCACTACCTCCATGTCTCCAGATCGCAAAGACATGAAAATCACGATGGGGCAAGGGTCTCTGTTGGATGATCTCTATACGGCCTATCCTCCAACGGAGAGTCTGTATATCTCCGTCAGGAGAACCCACAGCGATCTACCCTCGATTACACCCCTCGATGCTCCACAACTGTGGAGTGGGCGCGTCATGGGAGTCGAGTATCAAGGTGACAGTCAGGTAGAATTCATTTGCGAGCCTCTATCCACGGCGTCTCGTCGTCCGGGTCTGCGTCGCAACTACCAACTCAACTGTCCCTTTCTGCTTTACGGTTCCGAATGCAAGGCAAACAAGGCTGCGGCTACCACTGATGTAATTGCCACTTACATCAACGAGTCTTCGTTCTCTATCAATCTTGGTCTTGATTATCCGCGCTACTATGGCGGCGTGGCAGAATGGATCAACTCACAGGGTCATCGTGAAGCGCATACGATCAAGGATGTTACTGGCTTCACGGTGACGATCGGAGGCCGCATTCGTGACTTGCCGAACGGGACTACGGTTTCACTGAGTTACGGGTGCGATCATTCCATGGAACACTGTCTTGATCTGCACAACAACATCTTGAACTTCGGCGGGATGCCGTGGATACCGTTGCAAAACCCAATGGACAATTTGACCAGTGTTTTCTATTAATCACTCTGAGCTGGAGTAGGATAACGCGATGTACGGGCAGAAATTCGTCTTCATCAGAGACGGGAAGAAAACTCTCGATGAGATGAATCGCATTGAATCGGAAGCCCGTGAAAGCCTCGGGAACCTTGTCACGGCGGCAGAAAATGCAGTTGTGGCTGCTGAAGATGCTGCGGAGGAAGCCGCGTCGAATGCACTAACTGCTATTGGTCCTGCGCTAGAAGAAGCAATCGGAGCCGCTGAAGCTGCCGCTGGAGCCGCTGAAGCTGCCGCTGAAACTGCGGTAGACGTATCTATAGAAACGGCCACCTACGATGCCGAGTCCGATGCTCTGATCCTGACCAATGGCGTCGGGGCCGAGGTCAC